AAATACCTACAAGAATTTGAATGCGATTGGATTGCAAATATAGAAGGTGCTGTTTATGGAGATACCATAACTAAGATAGAAGATGCTAAACAGCTAACAAGAGTTCCTTATGATCCATCACTACCTGTATCTACTGCGTGGGATCTAGGCGTATCAGATCATTCAGCAGTTATATTCTTTCAACAAATGGGAAGAGCAATTAATATAATAGATTACTACGAAGAACGTGGTCAAGGGTTACCGCACTATGTTCAAATGCTACAAACAAAAGATTATGTTTATAAAGATCATTTTGCACCACACGATATTGAAGTTACAGATTTTGGTAATGGTAAAACAAGACGTGAGGTTGCTTATCAATTAGGTATTAATTTTAAAGTAGTTCCTAAGATTCCATTTGAAGATGGCATCCATGCAACCACAATGTTGCTACCTAGATGTTGGATTGATACAGACCATTGCAAAAAACTTATAGATGCGTTAAGACACTACCATAGGAAGTTTATAGATAAAAACAGAATGTTTAGATCTAAGCCTGTACATGATTGGAGTTCACACGCTTGTGATGCTATGCGTTACCTTGCAGTTGGAATCCAAGAAATAAATACTAGACAATCTGCACCGCAAAGTGTAGCAGATAGTGAGTACAAAATAATATAGGATTTTTTATATATGGGATTCTTATCACCAAAAATGCCAGCGTTGCCACCAGTGCAACCTTTACCTGAGCCACCATCTGCAGAACTATCTGCTGAAGAAAAAGCAAAAGTAAAAGCTGAGCAAGATGAAATTATTAGAAAACGTAAAGGTAGATCAAGTACAATATTAACATCTCCATTAGTTGAAGAAGCAACTACTGAGAAAAAAAGTTTATTAGGAATGTAATATGGGTGGTCCAATACCAAATCCTTTTCAATCTAAACCATCTGCTCCTGCACCACAACCTGCACCAGTCGCTGCCGCACCTACAACTGCAGTAGTATCACAATCGGCTGCAACAGATATGGATGCTTCAGGAATTAAAAGAAGAAGACGTGGTAGATCTCCAACTATATTAACTGGAGCTGCAGGCGTTCAAGAAGGTGCAACTTTAGGCACACCAACATTACTAGGATAATAAATGGGTGAAACCGATTTAGTAAAAGATCTCTTAAAGAGATTTGGAAAATTAGTAACACAACGTCAAACTTGGGAATCGCATTGGCAAGAAGTGTCAGATTACATGATGCCAAGAAAAGCAGATGTAACTAAAAAAAGATCACAAGGAGATAAACGATCTGAATTAATATTTGATTCATCACCACTACATGCAGTTGAATTATTATCAGCATCTCTACATGGTATGCTTACTAACCCTGCAACACCTTGGTTCTCATTAAAATTTAAAAATATAGAATTAGTAGATGAAGATGCGGCAAAGGAATGGTTAGAAGATTCAACAGAGAAAATGTATGAAGCATTTAACAGATCTAATTTCCAACAAGAAATATTTGAACTATATCACGATCTAATTACTTTCGGTACAGCAGCAATGTACATTGAAGATGATGAAGAAGATATTGTTAGATTTTCTACAAGACACATTGGTGAAGTTTACATATCAGAAAACAATAAAGGAAAAGTAGATACAGTATTTAGAAAATTTAAATTAACAGCTCGTGCATGTATAATGCAATTTGGCGAAAAGAATGTTTCTAAAACAACTAGAGGTATTGCATTAAAAGATCCTTATGAAGAAATTACAATTCTTCACGTTGTATATCCAAGAGAGAATTACGATCCTAGAAAAAAAGATAACAAGAATATGCCATTTGCATCTTGTTATATTGAACCAGAAAACAAACACGAAATATCTCAATCAGGATTTAATGAGTTCCCTTATGTAGTACCACGTTATTTAAAAGCATCATTTGAAATTTATGGAAGATCACCTGCAATGACTGCATTGCCAGATGTAAAGATGTTAAATGAAATGTCTAAGACGACAATCAAAGCAGCTCAGAAACAAGTTGATCCTCCTTTATTAGTTCCTGACGATGGATTTATTTTACCAGTAAGAACAGTACCAGGTGGTTTAAATTTCTACAGAGCAGGAACTAGAGATAGAATTGAACCATTAAACATTGGTGCAAATAATCCATTAGGTTTAAACATGGAAGAGCAAAGAAGAAATGCTATTAGAGATACGTTTTATGTAAATCAATTAATGATGCAATCTGGTCCACAAATGACTGCAACAGAAGTTGTACAACGTAACGAAGAGAAGATGAGATTACTTGGTCCAGTTCTAGGAAGATTACAATCAGAATTATTAAGACCATTAATTGATAGAACTTTTGCAATATTACTTAGAAAGAAATTATTTAAACCAGCACCAGATTTTTTATCAGGTGTAGATATTCAAATTGAATATGTATCACCACTTGCTAAAGCACAAAGATCTTCTGAACTACAATCTATTATGAGAGCTATAGAAATATTTGGATCACTTGCACAAGTATCTCCAGTATTTGATCATATCAATATTGATAATCTAGTAACACACTTAGCTGACATCGTTGGTGTTCCTGCTAAAGTATTAAACTCTAAATCAGAAGTTAATGCGATTAGACAACAGAAACAACAACAACAAGATCAACAAATGCAAATGCAACAAATGCAACAAATTGCACAAGCTGGTGGAGCTGTAGCACCACTTGCCAAGGCATTACCTGAGGAGGCTAGAGCTTTAGTAAACCCACAAGAATAACAAACGAAAGGAAAATGAATGGAAGATCAAGTAAATAAATTAAAAGAATATTATAAAATGGTTTTTGAATCTGATGATGGCAAAATTGTCATGCAAGATTTAGAAAAGAGATGCCACTATAATGTTACCACCAACATAAGAGGTGATAGCCATGAGAGTGCATATATGGAGGGACAACGCAGCGTTCTTCTATTTATTAAAAACATGCTGCTAAATGATAAACTAAAAGGAAAATAAAATGTTAGAACAAGTACAGACAACTGAGGGAACTCAGCCTGTTACAAGTGCAACAACACAAAGTACACAGGAAACATCACAACCAATACTAAGCTCAACACAACAACCAACTCAACCATCTTCTGGTAAGACTTGGAAAGAAGCGATCTCTGAAGAGTATAGATCAAATCCAAACATAGAAAAATTTACTGAACTAGATGCGTTAGCTAAAAGCTACATCAATGCAGTATCTATGATTGGAACTGATAAGATTCCTCTACCAGGAAAGTCTGCTACAGATGAACAGTGGAATGAAGTTTATAATAAATTAGGCAGACCAGAAACTGCTGATAATTATAAATTAGAATTTAAAACTGATGTTGCTCCTGTTGATGAAAAAGTAATCAAAGGCTTCGCACAAAATGCTCACAAGCTAGGTTTAAATAATAAACAAGCTCAAGGCATATTAGAGTTTTATAAATCAACATTAGAAGGCTCAGCAAAAGAAATGTCAGTGAATATGGAAACTGCACAAGCTGAAGCTACTAATGCTTTAAGATCAGAATGGGGAAGAGCATACGATGACAACTTGAGAAAAGCTGCAAATGTTGCTCAAACTTATTTAGAACCAGAACTTCTTGATACTCAATTAAGAGATGGATCTAGATTAGGTGATAATCCAAAGATCATTAAAGCATTTGCTAACATTGCTAATCTATTATCTGAAGATAAAATTATCGGTACAGAATCTGATAATATACTTCAAGGTAGAGAAGTTGAAAAAGAAATAGAAGAATTAACATCTGATAGACAAGGTGCTTATTGGAATAAAATGCACCCTAATCACAACAAAGTAGTTAATCAGGTGCTAGCATTAAGAGAAATGCTTAGCCAATAGGCTATTAATTTATTGCTTGCAATAAAAGCTATCTCAATAATCTTATTGCAATCAATTCAAAATTAATGTATTGCGATTTCTAGGGAGATTTTTAATTAAATCTTCTTAGAAATTGTAAGACAATTCTATTAGAACCTTACATGCCTGTTGGAAAGACAACCGACTAACAGTCGTTAAATGCAAGATTGCCTATCTATAAGGTGGGGAACTTTCTGAAACTAAACTTAAACTTAACTTAACAAAAGGAAATGACAATATGTCAAATCAAATAACAACTGCTTTTGTACAGCAGTACAGTTCAAACGTACAAATGCTATCTCAACAAATGGGATCGTATTTAAGAGGAGCTGTGGATGTTGAGTCAGTAGTAGGAAAGAATGCTTTCTTTGATCAAGTTGGTAAAACAACTGCTCAGTTGAGAACATCTCGTCATGCTGACACTCCACAATTAGATACACCACACTCAAGAAGAAGAGTAAGTCTTGCAGACTACGAGTGGGCTGATCTAATAGACAATGCAGACAAAGTTAGATTATTAATTGATCCAACATCTTCTTATGCAAAAGCTGCGGCTGCTGCTATGGGAAGAGCAATGGATGATGTAGTAATCGCTGCTTTAGGCGGAACAGCATTTTCAGGTGAAACTGGATCTACTTCTGTATCGCTTCCATCTGGTCAAAAACCATATACTGCATCACAAACTGATGGTTTAACAATTGCTAAACTATTAGAAGCTAAAAAAATCTTAGATTTAAATGATGTTGATCCATCTATACAAAGATATATTGTATGTGGACCAAAACAAATCTCTGATTTATTAGGCACAACGCAAATCACATCTGCTGATTTCAATACAGTTAAAGCACTAGCAC